TGACATATTTGCCAACGCTTGAATCGCGTTTGGCTTTTCAAGTAGGGTCATAAAATGCCTCCCGTCATTGGGGCTGCCATTTCGGCTGCTGCGGTACTTATTGCCGGAGCTACCCCTGAAGTGGCCATTGCCATGTTTGCCCTGTCCCTGGTTGGCTCGTATTTAGCACCCAAGCCGGATATACCGGATTACACAACGGAAGCCAACGACCGGACTCAATTAATCAGGTCGGCGGTAGCAGCAAGGCGGTTGATTTACGGGGAAATGGTGTCTTCGGGACCGCTGGTTTTTGCGGCCAGTACACCAACCGGCGAAAACAAATTTTTGCATTTGGTCATTCCGTTAGCGGGACATGAATGTGAAGCCATCAAATCTGTTTTTTTGTCGGATCAGGAAGTCACGGAATCCATGCTGGACTCTTCGGGCAATGTTATTGGTGGCCGGTATTCCGGAAAATGCAGAATTAAAAAATATCTGGGAACGGATAGCCAGACAGCGGACTCGGATTTGGTTTCCGAAGTTGACGCCTGGACAACAAACCACCGGTTGCGCGGTGTCGCGTATTTATATGTTCGCCTCGAATATGACCGTGACGTTTTCGCCATGGGGATTCCAAATATTAAAGCGGTGGTCCGTGGTCGCAAAATTTATGATACGCGGGATACAGCGACAAGGTGGACCAGAAACCCTGCCCTGATAGCCAGAGACTATCTTTTGTCATCGGATGGAATTGGTTGCACCAGTGCGGAGGTTTTGGATTCATCAGTTACCGCAGCGGCCAACATTTGTGATGAATATGTGGCTGTGGCGGGGTTGAACGATACATTTACAACCAACACAAACAGCGTAGATTTCACTGCCGAATTTACAGAAACCTATGCTGTAGATGAGGATGGCATGGAGGTGGGACAACCGACTCTCACACCCACCGGAATTTTAAAACTTGATAATACCAATTTTGTTTTTGCTACCGGCGACCAGGTACAATTGACAACATCCGGAACGTTGCCTGGGGGTTTAGCGACCAGCACCAACTATTTTATTATTTATGTCACAAGCCAAACTTTTAAACTGGCAACCACTTCAGGAAATGCCACGTCCGGCACCGCCATTTCAATCAGTTCCGTTGGAGCCGGTGTTCAAACAATTCAAAAAAACACCAACCTTGCATTGTCCAAAGCAACAGCCAAAAAGGAATTTGCGCTGGGTGATCGGGTCACGTTAACGACGACCGGCACACTGCCAACCGGTTTGGCGACCAGCACAACCTATTACATGGTTCCAAAGTCCAACGGTGCGGATTTTGATTTGGCAACAAGTTTGACCAATGCTGTGGCCTCCACTGTGATTGCTTTGACAAATTCTGGCAGTGGGACTCACACAGTGACGAAAACCCACCAACTAAGATATACCGCAGACGGGACAACGAAGCTGGACCAAAAGCCTATTGAAATCATGGAAAGGCTGCTTTCCTCTTTTGCCGGAAATGTCGTTTATACGGCTGGCAAGTATTCGGTTTTTGCCGGTGCAGCCACCACGCAAAGTGCGAGTTTTGATGAAGACGTTTTGGCCGGTTCCATTAAGGTTCAACCGAAATTTTCAAGACGAGAATTATTTAATGAAGTCAGGGGCCGTTATACTTCCCCGTTTACCAACTATCAGGAAACCGATTTTCCACGCGTGACAAATTCGACTTACATCACGCAAGACGGGGAAACCATTGCGCGTGAAATTGTTTTACCCTGGACAACCGACTCCACACGCGCGCAACGGTTGGCCAAAATAGAAATAGAAAGGGCGAGACAATCCATTGTGGTGGATATGCCTTGCAATTATTCGGTTCTGAACGTTTCAGTGCATGACGTGATTCGGATTACCAACACCAGATTCGGATGGACAAACAAGGAATTCCGCGTTTTGCAAATGCAGTTCAACACCCAGGGTGGCTGCACACTGACTCTTCAAGAATATGCCAGCACCGTTTGGGATTGGTCCTTGGGCGAGGAAACGACCATTGACGCTGCACCTGATACGTCTTTACCCAACCCTTATTTTGTGGCGGCTCCTGGGGGTTTGACAGTCACGGAGGAATTGTATTCAACGCGTGCTTCGGCTGGTGTTAAAACAAAAGCCAAACTGTCCTGGCAAACGACCGGAGGCAATGCGGACGTTTTAAGTTATGAAGTCCGTTATCGTCGAGTCTCTGTTGCGGCATATACCCTGGCCGGAACGATGGGGGAAGGACTCGCGGAAATAACCGACTTGGAACCTGGAACCTATTTTTTCGAAGTTCGGGCGGTTTCTTCCTTGGGTGTTCGCTCACTCTTTGCCCAGGTGAAAAAGGACATTGCGGGTTTGCTTGCAGCCCCGTCCGCTATTACCGATTTGAATGTCCAAGGTTTGGGGGGTTCCGCTGTTTTAACCTGGACGCAATCGGTAGACCTCGATGTCAGGCAAGGTGGAAAAATCCGCTTCCGTCATTCTCCATTAACCAGCGGGGCTACATGGTCAACAAGCACAGAAATTGGGTTTGCTGTTGCTGGCGCGTCAACAATGACTACGTTGCCATTAAAGGCTGGAACCTATCTTTGCCGACCGTATGACTCAATCGGTGTGACCGGAGCAACAACGTCTGTTGTTTCAGATGGGGCAACGATTCTAGTCTACACCACACAAGGGACGGCAACGGAACACACCGGCTTCAGTGGAACAAAAACAGATTGCAGGGTTGTTTCCAATATTCTGGAGTTGGGGGCTGAAGAAAGTCTGGACGATATACTGGATTTTGATGCTATCACAAACTTTGATTTGGCCGGAGGTGTGGCGGATTCCGGCACTTATATTTTTTCCAATGCCATCACACTTTCCGGAGTCACACGAGTCCGGTTACTGGCACACGTCAAAGCGGTAATTTCAAACGTTCGGGAAACGATTGACCAACGCGGCGTTGTTGATGATTGGGTGGATGTTGATAACAGTGATGGCGGTGACGCGGACTGTCAGATTTTTTACCGCCAGACTGATGATGACCCAGCGGGATCGCCAACCTGGTCCGGATACAAACTTTTGCAAGCTGCAGAAGTTCAAGCCAGGGGGTTCCAATTTAAAGCGGTTCTGACTTCTGCGGATGACAACTGGAACATTGGAGTCAGTGAACTCAGCGCGTCTGCACAAACAATTTAATGGAGATTTAGACATTTCACAAACAGATTTAAACGCGGCCAACGCTTCCGGCGCAAATTTCAGAACTGATTTAAACAACCACCTTGCGGCACTTGCCAGCACGAGTTCAGGGGCAAGCGAACCATCAACAAGATTTGCAAACCAGTTGTGGGTGGATACAACAAACAATTTGCTGAAAATTCGCAATGAGGACAATGACGCATGGATCACCCTCTTTCAATTGAACCAATCCACTGATGTTGCTGAGTGCCACACGGACACCGTAGACACAAACGCGATTCAAAATGATGCCGTCGATGTCAATAAAATCGGCGCGGCAGCAGTCGATGCAACGGCCCTTGCATCTAATGCTGTTACCTCTGCTAAAATTTCAGCAGGTGCGGTCCTAACGGCTGGCATAGGTGATGGGCAAGTTACCACCGCAAAACTAGCATCTGGGATAACGACGATAACGGGCGAAATAAGAATGTGGGCGACAGGCACCGCTCCAACTGGATGGCAATTATGTGATGGAACTCAATTAAATCGAACAAGTGAATCGGCTTTGTTTGCCGTTATTGGAACGACATTTGGGGTGGGAAACGGTTCAACGACTTTTCACGTGCCGAATTTTCAAGGGCGTTTGCCAATTGGCGTTGGAACATCAAGTGCTACAGGGGCGACCGCTTGGGCGTTGGCGGAAGCGGGTGGCGAAGAAACGCATACTTTAACGACAGCGGAAATGCCAGCCCATAGCCATGCCGAGCTTTTTAACACGGGAAGCGGAAGCAATAATTCTGGTGATTACCCGTTTGGGCGGGATGATAGCGGCCAAAATGTTCGGGGTGATTCCACAAACGACAACAGCGCAGTTTCCAATCAAAACACGGGCGGCGGTAATGCCCACAATAATATGTCTCCCGTTATGGGAATTAATTTCATCATTAAGAAGTAGGATTTTAGAATGGCCAATCATGACTATGTGATCGACAATGGCACAGGCTCGGCGGTAAGGACTGATATCAATTCTGCCTTACAAGCGATAGGCACTTCCAATTCTGGGAACTCTGCCCCCTCCACAATCGTTGGGGCTGGTATGCAATGGTGGGATTCTGACGGCAACACTCTTTATATACGGAACACCGCTAATAATGCGTGGATTGCATGTGGCGGTGATAGCGTAGCGGGGACATTAAGCACAGCGGCACAAACAAATATTACCAGCCTCGGCACGTTAACAACTCTTACAGTTGATAACGTTGTAATTAATGGAACAAATATCGGTCACACAAGCGACACAGATGCCATTGCAATATCTTCTGGTGGTGTTGTTACGATGAATCAAATACCTGTTTTTTCCGCTGGAATTAATGTTTCTGGTGGGACGATTGCGGGAACATTAGCGACAGCAGCGCAAGGAAATGTAACTTCGCTCGGCACACTCTCCGCACTGACAGTTTCAGGTGGACAAGTTCATATTCAGGACGCCACGCGTGAACTCAAAATTGGAACTTCTGGCTACATATTAGATCACGAGTCAGGTGGTCATTTGGCTTTCCGTTCAAATTCGGATTCTGAAAGGGTCCGATTTTTAGATAATGGCAACGTTGCGATCGGTTCCACGACAGCCACATGGCCTTTGAATGTTAAATGTTCAGGCAACTACGGGGCTTTATTTGGAACTAACGCATCAACTCAACTCCGACTTTCTGATAGTGCCGTTCAAGCATTTTCGGATAATTCAACAGTTAGCCAACTCAATTTGCAGGGGGCTGGTGGGAATGTCGGAATTGGCGTTGGGCAAGCTACTAGGGTTGGGATAACCGTCAACCCAAACGACACAGAAGCAAAATTAGACCTTGGATCGGGAGAAAACAGTGGGAATACCCGAAAGCTCTTAATAACCAATGTAGGGAATTCCCGTTTTGGCCTCGGCGCGGCCTCGAATGAAGGCAGAATCTTCTACGCTGACGACCAAGATATTCGGTTTAAGACCCTAACCCGTGACGGAAATTTCACCGTTTCAGAAAAAGCGGTCATGGACCGCAATGGTCGGCTAGGTATTGGGGATAGTGTAAATACCGCCGCGACAAAACTGAATATAAAAAATGACGGCGATCAGCTTTATTTGCAACAGGGTAATGCAGACAACGGCTGGATTATGGAATGTCTGAACGCTGACGGGTATCTTGGTTTTCAACGCCGGGAGGGATCACCGGCCAACTACACGCGCATGTCCATTACAACAGCGGGTGAAGTGTTGATTGGCACAACATCCGATTCAGGTGCTTATTTGTTACAAGTCAATAGTCAAATCTACGCGACAAACGCCACGATTGCGACTTCGGATCGAAAATTTAAAGATAACATCAAACCCCTTGTAGGGGCTTTTGAAACCGTCAAACGATTGCGGCCATCAACTTTCACATTTAAGCCAAATCAAGACAAAAATTTCAGCGAGGAAGTTCAGGTAGGATTTATTGCACAAGAAATCCAAGAGGATTTGAACGATACTGAATACAAAGAATCAGTAGTTCAAAAATGCGGGGATCATTTGGGCCTCGCTTATGAAAAGTTGATCCCTGTGTTAACTGCCGCATTACAAGAAGCTATCACCAAAATTGAAACCCTAGAGGGCAAGATTGCCCAGTTGGAAGGTAATTAATATGACCGAATTTGCGATGAACGTCGAACAAATAGAAGCCCAGAAAGTGGATACCGAAAACGACTTGGTAGACATAGCGCGGGTCGTCCACTGGCGATACGTGGCGGTTGATGCTGAAAAGAATGAAAGCAGCAATGCCTACGGGTCCGTGGCATTAGGTGACGCCGATCCAGAAAAGTTTGTTGATTTTGACAAGCTCAAAAAAGGCGATGTTGAGAAATGGGTTTGGGCTGTTTTGGAGGAACGCGAAGACGCCACCAAAGAACAAATGCAAGAAATGTTACAAGCCCAAATCGATAAACAGGCCAACCCCCCAACTGAAAACAAGCTCCCCGCTGGTTGGTCGTAAATGTTTAAAACCCTTGCTTTTCTGGCCGTCCTTTTGGGCGGTTTTTTTTCGCCTGCATTTGGCCAACAACCGGTCCCATGCGCGCCAGGAAATCCAGAAACGGCCATAAAAAAAGAATACGGAGAAAAAAAGATTGCCTCCGGTATTAACGCACGCGGCACAAAAATCATCTTTTTTGGAAACCACAAAACAAAAACATTTTCCCTTGTTCTCTATTTTGAAAAACAGGGAATGTTTTGCCTGGTTGAATCGGGGAATAATTTTATTTTAGAAAAGAAAGGAAAAATGATCCGTTATGTTTTTTGATACATGCAAGAGCGTTTGGAAACGAGGGGGCAAACCGGCAATTAATATTGGCGTTGGGGTGGCGTTGTTGGATTTTTTCGCACCAGCGGCCAATTTTATCAATGACGCTATTTTGACCGGTTTGTATTCTTCAGCAGCGGTTTTGGTTATTGCCTACATCCGACCGACTCTGTTGAATTTGTGCAGATGTAAATGATTCCGAGATGTCAAAAAAACCCACTCCAACAGAACTATCATTGGCTGCCCTTGAAAAATCAGGGGAAGCACTGGACCAGGCAAAATCAGCGAATGAATCCGCGCGCAAGGCGTCGCAAGCGATAGCGGAACATACGAAAGATTGCAGCTACAGATGGCAGCAGGCCCACATGGAACTGCATGAATTGAATTTGCGGTGTGCTGAGTTAGGAAAACGTTGGGAACGCGTGGGGTGGCTTCTGGCAACTTGTACGGTTACGGCTTTAATTGCGGCTTTTTGGCGTGCTTTACTATAGCCGACCAACGCCATACAGATGGGGCAACGGCAGAGGCAATTTTAGTGGAATGGCTGACGCGCCGTGGTTGGTATGTTTTCCTTCCTTTCCGTGGCAATTGTCCAGTTGATGTTGTTGCAATCAACGAACGTGGAGAAATGATGCTATTGGATTCTAAAAAGGATGTCCGGCGGCGCGGGGGTCCACAATCTGAAATGAGAATTTCCAGGGGAAGGACTGAAACTCAAAAACGCCTGGGGGTCCGGTTGGCTTATGTAAACGTGGCCACGCGTGAAGTTTTAATTTCTGAACATAAAGACTGAAAAATGCCAAAAAAATTTGATGCAGACGGGGATGGAGTCATTTCCGAATCTGAAATGAACATGGCCACCGCAATGGAAGGTCATGCAAAAGCGGAAGCCCAACGTCGTATGGCTTATGTTTCCCTTGCTGCCATGATGCTTTTTACGGTGATTGTTCTTTGTCTCCCTCCCGATCGCGTGAAGGCCATTTCTGAGCTTTCCGCAATGTTTTATATTTCAACGGCGGGAATTGTCGGGGCTTATTTTGGCATGACCGCGTGGATGGTGAAAAAATAAATGGAATATTTAATTTCAACTTTCGGGGCAAAGTTTTGTTGTATTTTTGCCAGCACTTGCGGCGGTTTTACCAATGTTTTGGTGAAGAAAAAGTGGAATTGGTCAGCCCTAAAAGACATTCTTTTGGCGGTCATTGTTGGTTTTATATCTGCAGAATTTCTAATTCCTGCTGCCATGTCTTATTGGAAGTTTGGACCGGAAGTGGCCATTGGTTTGGCTTTTTTGTTAGGTTATGCCGGAATCCGTTTACTCCCAAAAATTGAAGAAATCGTCACTGCTAAGTTGTCAAAATGAACAAAAAGGATTCCGGATTAAGGGGGAAAAAATCATGATTCAAGCGTTGCTGCCCTCAATACTCCCTGCACTTACAAATATTGTGAGTCGGTTTTTACCTGAAGACAAAGAAGCCAGGGCAAAAGCGGAACGAGAAATTGAAAATCAATTAGCCAATCATTTAGCAAAAATTGATATTGCTCAACTAGAGATAAATAAAACTGAAGCTGCCCACCGGTCTATTTTTGTTGCGGGTTGGCGTCCGTTCATTGGTTGGTCTTGCGGAATTTCACTTTGCTGGACTTATGTTTGTGTTCCTATTTTACAGTTTATTTTAGTGCAAACAGGGAATGTTATTGAGTTGCCGTCTTTGGATATGAGTCAGATGATGCCTGTCCTGATGGGTATGTTGGGGTTAGGTGGTTTGAGGACGTTTGAGAAATTTAAAGGCGTTAGCAAATGACCGACCTGGAGACATTAAAAACCGAAGTGGCCAAGATATTGGAACATGAGGAGGGATTCCGTTCCCACGTTTACGAAGACACTTTGGGATTCGCCACGATCGGAATCGGGCGTTGTATTCATGGAGGTGTCGGCGTGGGGTTGTCTTATTCGGAGGCCGTTTATTTGTTAAAAAATGACGTTTTTCGATGTGTTACGGAATTGGAAAATGCGTTTTCCTGGTTCAAAAACACCGACCATGAGCGGCAAAAAATTCTGGTGTGTCTTGTCTTTCAATTAGGATTGCCAAAATTGAAGAGATTCAAATTGATGTTGGAAGCCTTTGAATCCCAAAACTATGAAAGTGCTGCCCTTGAATTACTGGATTCGCGATTTGCACGCGAACAAGTGCCAGCGCGCGCCAAAAGAATTGCTGATGCAATCCGCACTGGTACGGCGTAGACGTAGGAAAAAAGGGAAAGAACACCCGCCAACCAGGGCTGTTCCGAAACAGCCTTGTGTTGCTTGCGGGGAAGCCTTAGTTGAGAATTTCTGGACCGTTTTGGGTAACGGTGCAATTATCCATTACGGTGGACCCTGGTCAATAAAATGCTATCAAAAAATGAATCAGCCACAGTGACAGTTTGTCAGTCAAAAAAGTGCTATAGGGTCACATAGGACAATGCAACTGACAAACTTTTGGCTAAGCCCTTGTTAACTATAAATTCGCGTTGTCCCGTGAGTACTGCCACTTCTATTCAAAAATAGTTTCCAAACATTGATTCCAATCTTCTAAAATCTTCCTTTTTTTATCGTTATAATCTGAAAAATTATAATGATTTGCTGCTCCTGAGTTTTGATCAGAAATACGCCCCTGGACGATGTTAATGTCCAAAGAATGAAGCCCTAATTTTGACGCCATCAACGTTGCACAAGTTTTTCTGATAAATTTGTTGGGTTGCAAATCGTCAATTCCGGTTTCCTTTTTCCAACGGTTCCGCAGGCTGTTTCTTGCCTTGGATATTGGTTGATCTCCCCAAAAAAAGTTTTTTGTATAGTGACCTTTGCGCCATTGCCGTTTTCCGTCTATTTCATAAATTTTCCCAGGGAATAAAAATTTGCTGTTGGTTTTTGGTAATTCATCCAACAATTTTTGAATTAGGGGCGTGACCGGAATCGTGTGGTCCATGTCGAGTTTTGCTTTTCCCTTGCGTTTCATTCGGCTTGCGGGAATGGTCCAAACGTTATTATGAATTTCCGTTTTTTCAGCGTCTTTAATAGCGGATTCTCGCATCCCACCCGTTGCAAAGAACAATTTAGTCATTGTTGAAAAGCGGGTTTCTTTGCCATCCTGGCCTGCTGGAAAATTATAATTCCAAAGTGTTTTGATTTCTGTTTCTGACAATACGCGTTTGACCGGTTTTGATTGCGGAACCGTCATTGATTTGATCGGGTTATGACTCACCTTTGCGTTTTTCGCCAACCACGAATAGAAACCAGATAATTTATATTTCATCGAGCGAACCCGTCCAACTGTGTTCAATGTTTTTAAATTTCCCGCCTTCAATTCAAGTAAAAAATCAAAAAATTCTTCCCCGTCTATTCCCTTGACCGATCGACCAAAAAAATACTTTTCAACATCCGCATTTTTCAGAAGATAATTTTCATAACTCTGAATTTGCAGTTCTGTTATGTCACCGTTTAATTTTAACTCTGCAATGAATTGAGCAGCGAGTTTTTCAAAGGTGTTATTGAGTGTGTTGGCCATTTTGCGTTGGCGCGATTTAGGGTCAATTCCAACCACTAAATCATCCGCTTGTTTTCTGAATTTTTCTTTTGCCTCCTGAAAAGTGATTTCTTGAACGTTCCCCAAAGTCTGTTCAACACGTTTTCCCGCAACCATTCTTCTGCTCACCCATTTTAATTGGCCATTTTTATAGGCTCGAACAACTAAACCTGGTTCGGTTGTTTTAAAACGCTGATTCATTTTGTTAGCATCAAGTTTTAATTTTCGGGCTTGCATTGTCGTTGTAATCATTTTTTTGCTCCTGTCTTTGAGTCCCACATGAGTCCCAAACGTTGAGTAGAGTTTAGTCCAGTTCGGGACTGTAAACAAGGGTTTAACACAGAAAAATAAGCCATTAAGGATTAAATCCTGCTTTGGGAGCAGGGGGCCGGAGGTTCAAATCCTCTCACCCCGACCATAAAACCCGCAGAAAATAAGGGGTTTCAGAAGATTACGGAGCCTCTTGTTTTTGGTTAAAATGAGGAAAAATACACTTGAGTCCCAATGAGTCCCAATTGATTATTTTTTTGATCTAAAACGTGTCAATTATCTTTGTGATTCGGGTTTTTTTTATTTATAGGGTGGGGGTGTTCTGGTTTTTTAGTTTCAGCCGGAACCGATGTCTAGGTTTTCGTATTTACATTTTCCTTTCTTTTAGAACCTCCGGTTTGTGCATGGCCGGAGGTTTCTAATCTCGCAAACTAAACATGTTCATTTTGTTTTCGTTCCATTCGCGGAGTTGTTGCAAATTAAACCAAAGATGCCCACCCTTTGAATCTGTCCGTTTATACGGTTTGGGAAAGGATTCCGGCTTGTTGGCGTAATACCACGATTTTGATGGAATGAGTCCGCGTTTCACGGCTTCGGAAAAGCGGATATATTCTGGTTCAATTTTTCTGGTTTCATTATTCATTGAAAATTCCTTTTTGCGTGCCAATCGAATCCCACCCTGGCCGGTTTGTTCTCGAAAATAATTCTAAATAGGGTCCATCAACGAGGGACTCAATTCGTTTGTAAATATCGTCTGGTTTTCGTGAATGTTCCCGCACTGGTGCAACCATTAATTGCCTCACGTTTTTTGCTTTCCGTTTGGGTTTTCCAATGGTCCCTAGTAGACACATTTCGGGATTCGCGCGGGTCCAATATCCCAGGCCAAAATGCCATTTTTCGGGTGTCTCTTCCGGTTTGTTTTTCCTAGTGGTTTTTACCCAGGTAAACCCAACGGTTTTATACGTGAATCCCCAGGCTTCCATTAACTGCAAACCAACTTCAAGGGAATGATCCACAACCCATAAAAACAAAATACAATCTTTTGCACATAGTCTTTTCAGTTCAATATCCTTCAACCGATCCAGCGAAATACTGTGGTAATGGTTATCTGTGGATTTTTGACGGCCTTTTTCAGAATACGTTTCAAACTGCCACGGCGGGTCTGCCAAAATTGCTTTATAGCCGGAGTTGATCGGCACCACGTTTGTCAGGTCAACGTAATCAGGGTCCGTCAAAGTTTCGGCTAAATCATACATCCATTTGCTCATAAACTGCGGCATACCCCGCCACATCGACCAATGAGTCCAAATGGTCCGGCGTTTCCATCAACCGCGCAATTTTTACCAAAACCATACAAACGGCAACTTGTTTGGCCGTAATATTCTTTTCTAAAAACACCGACCATAAATTTGCGATTCGTATATGGTTTTGATTTGGTGAGCCATAGAGTCTTTCGCGGTCGGCTATCACCTCCGCAGCCTTTTGCAAAATGTCTGGTTCGGTTTTGGACATTTCACCTTTGATCCCAATCGGACGGCAACATTCCGTCATTTTGGTTGTTTTGTTGTTGCTGGTTTTGCTGCTGGTTATTTTGTTGCTGATAGTTTTGTTGCTGCTGGTTGTTTTGCTGTTTTTCGGGAGTCCATTGATTTTGTGGGTTCTGTGGTGGTTTTGAGAAAATGCCAACTCTGATAACTGGAGTCCCGTCCTTTTTTTTGTTCATCCAGGCGTCGATTTGATATTTAACCCCAGGTTGTAGTTTTCTTAACCCCTCAATTGTTTCTTCGTCAAAAACAGCACTTGCCGTGCGAAAGGGCGGTCCTTTGTAGTCATTTTTATATATTTTAATATTTTGAGCAAAAATTTCCCTTTTTTCTTCGTATTTTTCTTCATATTCCATTTTTTAAAACTTCCTTTCTCATAAATTCACTCGCATTGACAATTTTCTGTC